TACTATAACTTTTATAATAAATAATTTCGTATTAAATAAATAAAATATTATATATATAATAAAAATTTATATTAATATCAATCATATTTTTTAAGATGGCACAAATAACAGAATACCAAAATTATACTATTGCAGGAATTAGCATTGTAAAAAAATATGATTTTATAGATGAGATTTGGCAAATGATAAAGGAATATATGGGTGTTGATCAGGGAATTCCAATATCATTTATTCCAAGATTTTTAAGATTAACAAAAACTCATATGTGTGGTGTTTCTAATATTCTAATATGTTATAATCCACAAAATGCAGTTAGTTTAACAACTTATAAAAAAAATAGACTAATAAAAAATATATTAACTATATTTTGTAATGAATTTTCAAAGAAGCCATTATATATTAGAAATGGTTTAATGCTTATAGCACTGGACTATATGAATAGAATTTAATAAGATAATAATCATTATTTTTTTGAAATATTTAAATGTAAATATATTATAATATATAATATATATAATAATTATTTTTTTTTAGATTTTTGGTCAGCTTTTTTTAAAAGTGGAAAATGTCCGCAAGATCACAAACAGAATCAACAAAAAAAACATATCAAAAAAATCTTCTTCGTTTGAATGATGGAAAAGAAATTAAAAATTATAATTTTTTAAAAAAGACAGATGATATATTACAAAAAATATCTCATTTAAAACCAAACTCTCAACGATCATATTTAATCTCAATTGTTAGCACAATAAAAGGATTAAAAGGATTTGATATGGTTAATAAATTTTATTATAATTTAATGATGCAAATGAATAAGGATTTAAAAGTTAATAATACAAAATCAGAAACACAAGAGAAAAATTGGATTTCTCAAGATGAAGTCATGCAAGTATGGCAAACTTTATATGATATTGCATTTCCATTATTGAACTTAAAAAAAGTAAATGCAATGCAATGGAATGATATATTACATTTCATTATTCTCAGTTTATATACTCTAAATCCTCCTCGCCGTAATCGTGATATGCAAGCAATGATATATTTAAATGCCCCAAAAGATTTAGGTGAAAATTTCAAAGATTTTAATTATATGGATAAAGATAAATTTTTATTTTATAATTATAAGACTTCTGGCACATATAACTGCCAAGAAATTCCAATATCTCCACTATTATTAGAATTGCTAAAATTATATGTAAAATTACACCCATTGAAAAAAAATAAGAATCCATTTTTATTAGTGCATTATGATGGTCAACCATTAGATAAAGTAAATGATATAACAAGAATACTAAATAAGGTATTTAATCGCAAAATTGGTTGTAGTATGTTGAGAAATATTTATCTAACGGATAAATTTAAAACTCCAATGAATGAATTGCAAGAAACTGCACATGCAATGGGGACTTCCTCAGGTGTTATAGAAAATCAATATGTAAAGTTTGATGATAAAAAATCAATTAAAGATTTGATTGATATCTAAATGGGGGCAAAATTTAATATTGATATTAATAATTATTTTTTTTTGAATGGTGGTAAGTTTGCAGTTCCCTTTATCTTTTGTTTTAATTTAATTTGTTTCTTTAGATCATTTTTATCTATCTCATATATAGTCAATGGTGTATTCTTATTGACTCTTATAGTTGGCCTATATACTGGATATGATTTATTGCCTACATCCTGCCAGTTTTCTTTTATCCATCGCTTTAAGTTCTTTTCTTTATTATCATCTTTATATTTCCCCCCATATTGTTGATATAATTTTTGAATATACATTGATTTATATGCACTGTGCTTTTTATAAATCATATCTGCATATAATTTTACTAATTGATATAATTCTTTATTTATTGGGATTGCCATGATTTATATATATTATAATAAAAAAATAAAAATATATATAATTTAATTTAATGCTGTTAATGTATCAAACATCCAATTTTTAGAAAGTTCAATATTCTTTTTGTTTATTCTATATTGTCTCATATATTCCTTCTTCTCTTCTTTTGTTTTTTTACTTATATAAGTTTTACTATATTCTTTCATTTGTAATTTCTTTTTTTCTTTATATTTTTGATAATAAAATCTTGCTTTTTCATTTTTAATCATGTTATCATTTGATTCTATATTAATTACTTTTGATGGTATAGTTGTATGAATTGATGGATATTGGCTATTTAATGTGGGGTTTAATATCTCATACCAATGCTGTTCTCTATATCTTGCCTCTCCTGCACTATGACATGGGTATTTTTCAATTTCTATTACTGACCAATTAAGCCATCCGCCATTTTGATTAATTGTATCATATAGTTTATATTGTGAGCCTCTATTCTTACTACCACCAATACATAGTGATTTATGAGTTGCAATTCTCTTTGCTAAATTTATAGTTGATCCTATATATATATCCTTAATTGCTTCATTATTACATATAATTTTATACATTATAGTATTACTATACTTTGTATCAATTGACGACATTAGATATTTACCGTAAACATCTATATAATATGTAAAGTTATATATTCAATATGAAATATATAGACTTACATATTATAAGATATATACATTAAAAATTTATAAATTTTTAACGACCTTTATCTATTTAACATCTTATATATATAATATCTATTTAGATTTTTAATAACTCATATGTTATGTTATATAATTACTGTAAATATCTTAATGAGATAAATGATTATGAAACATCTAAAAATATAAACTATGATTTTTTATATCTGAATTAGTTCATATAGGTTTTATATACTTATATATGTTTTTTTTTATTTTGGGGAAAAGGGGAAATCAGAAATAATTCTATTAGTAAATATCTGAAAAGCCCTATTTCCCAAAATATATATATAGTAAACCATATGCTCTAATTCGCATATAATCAAAAAAATAATAATATTAATATACATCTTAAATTTTGCCCCTTATCTATACTGTTTTAAATTCGCCAATGATGCTGGGTTTTTTCCTCTTGCATATTTATCTTCTTTAATACCATATAACTTATATAAATCAAAATCATAATCCTTTATACTACTTTTCTTTGGTCTAATTATTTTATTTATTGGAATGCCTTGAGATTTTGCCATTTCTCGCTTAGTATTATTTTGCATAAATTTTGCAAACATCTTACTATCTAATCGTGTTCTCTTTGGTGTTATTCCATTTTTTTTACTATTGACAGTATAATAAAAATATTTAGGATATACATATTGATTTACAATTCTCATTGGCAAAGCATTAGCGGTTTTATATGCATCTAAATAATATTTAAGATCATCATCTTGATTAGTTAATACTTTTCTATATTCTGGCTTTAATACTTTTTTTGATAAATTAGATAATGCTATTGAATCTGCCTTTTCTAATAAATCAATATTATGTCTTGCTCTATTTTTATACTTTATTATATTGCTCATTTTTTGATTATTATATAATTATATATATAAAAAAATTAAAAATTTAAAATTGATCATGCATTATTATCTCGTTGACTTTGATTTGCTCTTGGACTTGGTGGATCTCTTTCATCTAATTCTAATTCTGATTCTATGTCTCGTTGTATTTTTATGCACCCACAGCATTCTACACTTTTGCACTTAGATTTATATAAATGTTTAATGATTGCCAATAATAATCCAATACCAGAACTGATAATAAATGTGATTAGCACCTCAGATAATACCTGCATCTTTGGGGCAGATAATTTTGAATTTCTGATTTATATTATACAATATTTATTTTTTTTTTTGATTTAATTCATACAAATAATAGAATATGAAACTGTTGTAGTAATATTGTCAGGTGAGAAATTATATACAGTAAGATTTACATCCGTTCCACTACCATTTGGTGCATTATATGAAGCCGATAACAAAAGTGATAGAGCAACTGCCTGATTATTATAAGATGCAATATAAGCACTAACATCTGAACCTGCAAAATTAGGAAAAGTAACTACTTCTGATACTGTTGCACCAGCATCTAAATTTACATCAATAGTTCCTGCTAATGCACCAATACCACCTGAAAGTTTTTGAGCAGTTAGATTAGCACAACTCATACTACCAGTTGCGGTAGAAATAGTACCATCAGTTGTAGTAATATCTCCAGTAGTAGTAGTAATATCTCCAGTAGCAGTAATAGTAGTTCCAGCCACTAATGCACTAGTTGCAGTAATATTAGTTGCGGTAATACCACCATTATTTAATGTGATACCTCCTGCAGTTATTACGATATTGCCGTCACTTAATTCAATACCACCATCATCTAATGTGATACCTCCTGCAGGTAATTCAATACCTCCAGCAGTCACTGTAAGTCCAGTACCAGCAGTAATAGTAGTTCCAGCACTAATTGACTGATTAGCAACAAAAGCATTAGCACTAATGGAACTTTCTGATGCAATTGCTCCAGAAGCAGTCAGTGTTGATACTGTTATTGCTGGTGGGGCTCCAGCGATACCAGCCAATGCTGGAAGAAATGTAGAATTGCCCCCTGCGAAAATAGTTTTTGCACTCATTTTTGATTTTGATTTTTATCACAAAGTATTTTTTTATAAAATTTGATTATTATATATATTATTACAAATATATTTTAAATTAAATTATTTAATTTCACTTTTTACCGTTCACTTTTTACCGCTTTACGAAATACTTCGTATTTCTTCAAGCTTCAAAAAGCTGACCAAAAAGAAAATAATAACAAAAAATATAATAAAAGTGTTTTTTGGTCAGCTTTTTGGAGTCTGAAAAAACCGCAGGTTTTGTAAGACGGTAAAAAGTGCTTTATTGTTTTAGAGTTCTTTTATTTTTGGTCAGCTTTTTGGAGTCTGAAAAAACCGTAGGTTTTGTAAGACGGTAAAAAGTGCCAGCACCAATCATTTGATTCTGATCCAATCTATCTAAAATATCAATATTATGTTCCGTTAATTGATTTAAACTTTATGCTTTTATTAATGTGTCGTGGACTCTATTTGTGCCATGTAATCCAAC